TAGAACCTGGATTAAGTCTTCTATAAGCTTTAACTCCAGCCTCTGTCATTCCAGCCCCTTTTTTAGTGGGTCTAAAATTCTTTTTATTTCTTGCAGGCATTGTGCCTTTTGAAAATTCTTTTCTTGTTTGATAATCAGTTCTCATTACATCATGCCCATTCTTTGTCTCTTCATCATGAAACCACCACCCATCGCTTTTTTTCTTTTAGCAAATGTTGGAACATTAGTTGGTTTACCACCAACACCTTGAGCTTTACTTCTCTTTCTTGCAACAGCAGAACGCCTTTGCGATTCTGTCATTCGGGCTGCTTTTGCAGCAGGCACGCATTTGGGGTATTTTCTTTTTGATCCACTTGCAGATTTTCTTCCACATTTTTTAAAACCCCCACCTTTTTTCTTGGCACCTATATCGACCCAATCTTGTTTGAACCATTCTTTTAAACCGCCCATGGCATTAAGAATTCTTTCCGATAGCTTCCCTATTCATTCCTCTTCTAGCTATCTTACAAACACGACCACCTTTGCCATACGTGGGTTTTATAGAACCACCCATAGCTTTGCTAGGTTTAGGTCCTTTAAAATCTTTTCTTTTTACACCAGAAGGATCTTTAATTTTACCAGCACAAATTTTACTAGCATAAGCATTTGCATATGCTGATGGATAAACTGCGAATTTTCTTTTCGCCGCTGCTTTTCCTCTAGGACATAATTTAGTCATTATGATTTCGCTGTTTGTTTGGCTCTTCGAAAGTTAGCTGCAGTGGGCGCACCCTTTGCACCTTTCTTTCTCATTTTACCGCCACGTTTTCTTTTAGCGTGAATATTTGCGTATAAACCTGGACGAGCCATTACGCTTTTTTCACTCCTCTTCCTTTTAATACATCAGCAAAAGTTACTTTGCCATCTTTGTTTAAATCAGGAAACTTCTTTTTTTTCTTAACAACTTTTTTCTTTTTCTTTCCAAAAGTTTTTTCTATTTTTTTGACGTCTCCACCTATTTTCATCATAGGTTTTTTCATCATCATTCCGCCACCCATTTTATCAGCTCTACCACCAGCTTTGAATGCAGGAACTTGTTTGTTAAATCTTTTGTTTGGCATTATTTTTTTCCTCCGTTTCTAAATATTTGCGTTCCCTTTATACCATAAATTGACGCCACTACAAGGATCCACAAATTTGTGAACCATGACGGAAGCTGCGAGAACATCTCAAAAAATAATTTTACTTTATCCATGGCAGTTGGGTCATCTGATACGACTGCATATGCAAGCACAACCACGGGCGTGCTTAAAATTATAAGAACTGCCTCGTCTTTCCAGTCCGATTGTCTGGCTTCTAATAATTTACCTTGATAAGCTTCTTCACCACGAGCTTGTCTCTCTGCATGCAATAGCTGTGCGTCTGACATAGCCATTTTAGCTTTTTGTTTGTTGGCGTATATCTTACTTCCAGCATTAATTGCTAATTTAATAGCACTAAACCACATAATTATACTACTATTGCTGTTTTTCTTTTCTCAGCTAACATTCTTTTAGTGCCTCTTACTCCAACCTGTTCAGGTTTAGCAATTGCATTAAAAGCTCCATCCGCAGTTGTCTTAGATCTTGGGTCTATTTCAACTTTTTGCTCTGGAACATCGATGTTTTTCTGTTTTTTATAGTTCATCATAGCTTTTTGCTCCTTTTTTGTTAATTTTCATCTATCATAACTTGCGCTTGTTGTACACCAGTCTTTGCAAGGCTTACTCCAGCACGTAATTTAGCTAAATCTTCGTTTTGTTCCATTTTATCTTCAGCTAAATCTCTTGCTTGCATTAATTTTGCTCTATCAAGGTCTGATCTTGCTTCATCTGCCTCTTTTTTACGTTGATTTTCCATTGCTCGAAGGTCAACTTCACGTGATTTTAGTTTTAAAAGAGGATCTGCATCAAATTGTGATGTAATTTCCTTCTCTTCTTTTGCAAAATCAGCTGTCATCTCTGCAACTAACACTGCTTTTCTAGCTTCTATGTCTTGTCCGAACCTTTGAAGCTGTTGTGCAGCCATTGGATCTTGTTGTGCTTGTACTTGTAGCACTTGAATTTGTTGTAATTGTTCTGCAAACTCTAATTCTACTTGTTCTTGAGCCATTAAACTTATGTGTTCAAGTATATTTTTTTGTATTGCAGCCATTATTGGTGGATTATTTCTAACCATGTTTGTAGACATAAAAGTTAAGTGAGCTGTAACATGTGCTCTATGATCTTGACCACGAAAAGCTTGGAAAGGTTTGCCACCTAAAGCATTAATATGTTCTAATGACGGGTCCATGGGCTGCATTGGAGCTGGTGGTGGTAATATTGCATCAATATCTTTTACACCTAAAGCTTCATACATTTTTCTGTACGCACCATATAAGTTATGTATTTGTGGATTAGAAGTTGCAAGTTGTAATTCTGTTTGAGCCAATGTAATTCTTTGTGCCATTGAAAAAATATTTGGATCTGCAACGGGTAAAATATCCACCCTATCATCAAAATCCATTTGCTTAACTTCTCTTCTACCTCCCACAACATCGAAAGGATAAACTGGTGGTAAATAAGTTTTAAATACTTTTGCAAGAAGTCTAAATTCTGATCTCATTGCAGTATACAATCTTTTATGTATTGCAGACATGACTCTTGAACCACGTTCTAATAGTGCAACAGTTGTACCTACAGCTGCAGCTTGATTACCATCTCCCACTTGCATATCAGCAATAGCCGCAAATCTTTGACCTGCACCAACTACGATACCCATTAATTGTAATAATGTTGGTGATGGTTCTTTGTATGGTAGAGGCATGAACGCATCTCGTAAGTTTCCTCCTGGCGCATCCACATCTCTAAACTCACCTGGTTGTAGTGGTGATGCTTCGTCTCTAACACGAATACCTCTTTGTTTAAATCCAGCAGGTAAATTAGATAATGTTCCTGCATCTAACAATTGACGGAGAGCCGCCGTTGCCGTACGACTTAATCCGCCAATCATGTGAATTAATCCAAAACCATAAAATCCTAAACCCGGTAAGAATTTAAAATGAACAAAATATTGGATCTTATTTCTTTTTGGATCTGTGGGCTCGTAATTACGTCTAATAGAAAGAATTTTTCTTGACGATTCTTCAACAGTTACGATGTAAGGTAATTTAATTCCTGTAGGATTTAACTCTGCATCTTTGTCTTCAAAACCTTCTAAGTCTAAATTTACATGACACTCTAACAAAGTATAGATATCATCTTGTCTTCCTGTTTTTTTACTTCCTGCAAGTTCTCTTTCTTTTTTTGTTAATTCATCGTTTGTGTCAACACCTGGAGGACCTAAGTCTACGTCAGAATAAAAACCACCAACTTGTTGTTTTCTTAAATCATTTTCAGACATTTTAATTACATGAATTACAGACTCTGCATCATCTAAACTTGTGACTGTGTATGGAACAATTAAATCTTCAGCAGGAATAAATTTTGATACAGCTCTTCCTAAAAGATCATCGTAGTAAATTTTTTTAAATGTAGAACCTGCAAGTGGTAAGTGAAATAACATTTGATCAAACTCAGACTCATACTCTTGCATTTTTTCCATTAATTCATAGTTCATGTAATCTTTAACACGTTGTGACTGAGCTTCTTTTTGTGGATCAGATCTACCAACTATTTGTGTTCTAACAGGACCCTCTGCAGGTAATAATTCTTTGTAGGCTCCAGCTTGAAACTGTGTAACTGCCTCTGCAAGAACTGGGTGTGTTGCGCCAGATGCACCTTGAAAAGGTTCAGTTCTATTTTCGTATTTAAAACCTAAAAGATCTAAACCTTGTATGTAAGATTGCTCCCAATCTTTTCTTGATGTTTTATATTCTTTATAATTCGAAACTAACTCAGAACCAATTGGTTCTAATGATTCCTCTGGTAACAATTCTGCTAAATTATCAAAGTGTCCAGGTTGTCCTTCTATATTTACTTTACTTGGATCAAAATTTACTTCTACTCCACCATCTTCTAATGGATTAACTTCAACTCCAGGATCTTCAGCTTCTAAAGCTTTTTCCTGTTGTATTTCTATTTCTTCTTGAGGATTAACCTCTATTGATGTTTTGACGTTTGGTAACGACTTGTCTATATCTGCCATTTATATTCTCCGGGTTTACCACTTTAACCTGTTTTAGAGGAACATTCAACCCTTGTGGATTAGGTCCTCTTTTAGGTGGTATTGTTCTGGTTAGTTTTTTCACTTTTAATATATCTTTTGTTCTAGATCTTTA